GAGATATGGGAACATCGATGGCTCTCAGGATGTCAAAAGAGGGGGTATAAACTTCCCTAGGACTAATGAGAAAGTTGTTTACGAGTCGATTTCGATACCGATACCGGTTTATTTAGATATAACATATTCTATATCGATCCGCACTGAATATCAACAACAAATGAACGAAATACTCTCTCCTTTCATGGTAAAGACTGGGGGCGTTAATTATTTTTCATTTGGACGTTCAGGTCATCGATATGAAGGATTTATTGAAGAGGATTACTCACAGGAAAACAATATCGCATCTTTGGGTGAAGAAGAAAGACAGTATGCCAGCAAGATAAACGTGAAAGCGCTAGCGTATGTGTTCGGGGCGGATAAGAACGAGGAACAACCGTTCTTTGTACGTAGACAGAACGCAGTCGAGGTCCGTATTGGAAGAGAAAAACTAATTCTTGGACAAATAACTGATGAGGACACAACTCCGGATATGGAATTGATTTTTCCCAAGCCTATAAGTGCACAGTCAATAGAGGATTAGCCTCTTTTGGCTAAGACAACCTGTAACCCCCCTGTCTCTTTGGGATGGGGGGGTTATTTTATATTTATTTGTGGAGGTTGAGAATACCCTATACTATTTATTAAGGAATGATACTCTACATTTGTGAGAGATGAAATAGGAGAGATATATAATGGCCAATCTGATTTCTAGAAAGTTTCGATTCGTATCGCCTGGCGTATTCCTTAACGAAATCGACAATTCTCATTTACCTTCCGTTGCTGATGAATTAGCAGTTGGTCCGGTGGTTATTGGGAACACGGTTAGAGGCCCGGCGCTCCGCCCGGTCAAAGTTAATTCGTTTTCTGAATTTATAGATGTGTTTGGAAATCCACATCCAGGCGGCGAATCAAACGATGTATATAGGGAAGGAAACAAAGCAGCCCCGACATATGCTGCCTATGCAGCACAAGCATGGTTGAAAAACAATGCCCCACTTACGGTTATTCGCTTGGCTGGAGTTGCTCATAGCAAAGCTACAACGGCTGGCGTTGCCGGCTGGAAGCTTTCAAATACTCCGACGAACACCGAGGCGTCAAATGGCGGCGCTTATAGCTTGTTTTTGGCGCAGTCCGGGAGCCTCAGCGCGCACGGTACCGGCTCGCTAGCCGCAACTTGGTACCTAGACAGCGGTTACATGTTAATGAGTGGTACATTATATAATGGCGGCGATGAGGTGAGCACAAATGCCTCTGGCGCAGCTATCCCTTTCCTTTCGACTTCTGGCGTGACAACCGTTGGCGGTGAACACACAGCTTTAATTTACGATTCTAGCCATGGACTAGTCAAGAGAGCTGCTTTCAACTTTGATAAGAACTCTGACAAGTACATTAGAAAAGTTTTTAACACGAATCCACAGCTAACAAACTCTAGAATTGTCTCTAGTAATTCCACTCAGGTCAATTATTGGCTCGGAGAGAGCTATGATAGGACAATCAAATCACACTCTGGGCTAGCTTCGACCTCCACTGCAATCGGAATACTACTGCCGCTAGCCGGTACAGGTGTTGATGGCGGAAACCTTGAGATGTCAGTAAAAGTAGCTAAGACTGGCTGGATATTCTCTCAAGATTTAACTACAGATGCTACTAACTTCGAGCCTAGTGCTATGCAGAAGCTGTTCAGATTCATCACTCATAATGAGGGTGGCGAATGGGAACAAAACAATCTAAAAATATCTATCAAAGATGTCAAATATTCTAAAAATCACGATGTAAATCCATATGGAAGTTTCACTGTGTTGCTTAGAAAAGTTAACGATACAGATAACGCTCCCAAAATTATTGAACAATACACAAATTGTAACTTAGACCCAACATCCTTAAATTATGTTGCACGGAAGATTGGCGACAGATATGTGTCTTGGGACGATACAGAACGTAGATATCGCGAATATGGACAATACGGAAACCAGTCCAAGTATATTCGTGTTGAGATGAATGAAGAAGTTGACTACGGCGCAACAGATGCTGAATACCTTCCTTTTGGATTCCACGGGATTCCAGTGTTTGATTCGTTCGCCCTCTTATCTGGTTCAGCTACTGTTGGGGCAGCCCCGCCTAGCATCGTCGGCGGCGCCTTATCCCCCGTTCATGCCGGTCCTTTTATTAAAGGCATAAAAGACGGCATATATGTGGGCAACGCCGAAGCGGATCCGTACACCGGCCACGTCATTTACATCCCGGGGACCGACGGTGATGGCGACGGGTTCTATGCACAATATGACTTTCCAAGCATAAAAGACTTCTTTAGAAGCAATAGCGCTGAGAATGCACTTGCAAATCATAGGGATGCCTACTTTGGTATAAATCCCAATACTGGCTCAGCAGCTTTTGATGCCAGCTATAGAGATTATGTTAGAGCTAAGCCCAATGGCGTCAGTTCATGGGATAGCGGCAACAGCGATCCTATAACTATAACAGATTCCTTCTTCACGTTGGATGATATTAAAGTTGATGGTGGGGTTGCCACGTATGTGACTGGCTCACGCACTCAAGCTGCTGCAGCCGACAAATCATTGACTGCATTGAGTGGGACCTACAAGGGTATTCTAGATGCCGGATTTGATAAGTTTACCATGCCCTTGTTTGGTGGATTTAATGGTGTGGATATTACAGAAATGGATCCCTTTAATCAGGACGAGACTGAAAACCTGAGCAATACGACACAGGAGACTAGCTATGTCTTCAACTCGATTAAGCGTGCAATTGATTCAGTTGCAGATCCTGAAGCTGTAGAAATGAATCTACTGGTTGCTCCAGGCGTAACAAATGAGTCTCTGACTTCTCACATGATTAATGTCTGTGAGAACCGTGCTGACGCCATGGCAATTATTGATCCAAAAGGCGGATTGTCTCCTAGAGCAGAGAAAACTGGTGTACATTCCTCTAGAACGGGAAATGTTTCTACAGTTGTCAGTAACCTAGAAGCCAGAAGATTGGACTCTAGTTACGCAGCCGCCTACTACCCATGGGTGCAGATTAGAGACGCTATTAACGGTGCTGTACTGTGGGCTCCGCCCTCTCTGGTCGCTCTAGGTACCTATGCCTCTAACGACAGAAATGCTGCGCCATGGTTCGCCCCTGCTGGGTTTACTAGAGGTGGCCTTTCAGAGGGTGCGGCTGGAATTCCAGTTGTTGGAATCGACGGCAAACTCAATTCTCGCGAGAGAGATAAGTTATACGAGGTCAATATTAACCCAATCGCTTCTTTCCCTGCAGAGGGTTTGGTTGTGTTCGGACAGAAGACTTTGCAAGCCTCCAGATCGGCTTTGGATAGAGTCAATGTGCGTAGACTACTTATCTATGTTAAGAAAGAGATTTCTAGAATTTCTGCAAGGATGCTGTTTAAGAACAATGTTTCTGCAACATGGAATCTCTTCAGAGGCAAGGTTGAGCCATTCTTGCGAAGTGTGAAGATCGGCGGTGGCCTAGTAGACTTTAGGGTTGTTTTGGATGAGACCACAACTACTCCGGATATGATTGATAGGAATATCATGTATGCCAAGATCTTCCTCAAGCCAGCCAGAGCCATCGAATTCATTGCTATCGACTTTGTTGTTACGGATTCGGGGGCATCGTTTGAAGATTAAAGAGGCATTTTGGCGAGCTTGACTAATTATTAGTAATAACGGGAGAAATTATTAGATGGGAAATAACAAGAAAGCAGCGATAGTGCCGTGGGCGGCTGGATATCTTGAGCCTAAAAGGCAATATAGATGGATTCTCCAGTTCGGTAACGTAAACGATGAGGCAATTCCTCAGTACATTGTTAAAACCGCTACCCAACCCGGTTATGAAGTTACGGAAGCAGAGCATTCCTATATAAATCACACGTTTTATTACCCAGGACGTGTACGATGGAATGAAATAACTGTAACATTGGTCGATCCCGTTAGTCCAGATGCAACAAACCTTCTATACAGTTATTTGAAGCAATCTGGTTATGTTTTGCCCGACAATGTTCCGGCTGGTGGAACTACAGACACAGTTACAAAAGCACGTGCAGTTTTTGGCGTTGGCAACTGGAGATTGGTCAAATTTGGATCGGCTCCGGATGACAGACAAGCTTCTGATGCTCTAAGCTTTCCCGCTGACAAAGAATTAGAGGAATGGACTCTACAAAATGCTTGGATTAAGAATGTAGATTTTGGCAACTTAGACTACACAAGTGACGAGATTCTAGAAATTTCCCTAACGATACGTTATGACTGGGCAGTGCACAAACTGTTGGCAGAGTAGCAAGCGGGCAAAATTAGAGTTAAATAGTGCTCAGTAAAATAGTACAATAATATTGAAAACCAAGTGAGGAAACATGGCAAGAAGAAATAATAGCGCCCGGGCATCTGCCCGTGCTGCTAATTCGTCCGAAGCTGCAGTGGCAGCAACCACCCAGTTTGACCCATCAACCCAATTAGCATTCGTAACACCAACAGAACTTGTTGAATTACCATCGCAGGGAAAGTTTTACGATGCGGGCCATCCTCTGCAGAACAAAGACACTGTAGAAATTAAATACATGACAGCAAAGGAAGAGGATATCTTAGTATCCAAAACTTTGATTAAAAAAGGCCTAGTATTGGATAGGCTTGTTGAGAGTGTACTAATTGATAAAGCGGTTAAGGCTTCTGATCTTCTTATCGGCGATAAAAACGCAGTTTTGATTGCGTCGAGAATAACTGGATATGGCGCCCTATATGAGACAAAGGTGACATGCCCAGTTTGCTTAACTGTTTCGGATTACGCCTTTGATCTACAGCAAAGTAATATTAATTTTGGTGGTACAGAGGATGTGGAGGGTGTGGAGAGTACTACGAACAATACGTTCGTCGTAAAGATGCCGATCACCAAAGCTTCTGTGGAGGTTAAGTTCTTAACAGGTAAGGATGAAACTAAGCTTGCCAAGATGGTTGAAAGTAAGAAAAAGCATCGTTTGCCTGGCGCCGATGCTATGATAACCAACCAGTTCAAATCTTTTATAGTATCTGTCAACGGGTCTAACGACCGTACCGTCGTCGCATCTTTTGTTGAAAATATGCCGGCCTTGGATTCGAGACATCTGCGCTCTACATATCAGAAATTAACACCAAATGTTGACTTAACACAAGAGTTTGCTTGTGATACGTGCAGCTATGAATCTGATATGGAGGTTCCGCTTACTGCGGACTTTTTTTGGCCTCGGGCCTGATTACATAAAAGAAGTATATGAGCAGTTCTTTTTATTAAAATTTCATGGTGGCTGGAGCTTCATTGAGGCATATAATCTCCCTGTCCAACTTAGACAGTGGTTTCTAGAGAGGCTATCTAGACATTTTGAAGAAGAGAAAAAAGAATACGAAAAGCAAAATAGAAAGTCAAAAAGGAATTACAAGCCGGGATAATCCCCGGCTTTTTTTCTTATCAACTGCGCCCACCAGTAGCCACAGTGAACACTGGTGGCTTTATTCTTGCAACCAACTAATTACAATATCGAGGATTTTCTAATGGATGATCTTGTTACTATAGAAATTGACCTGAATGTCGCAGACAAAGAGGAGATCAATGAAATGTCATTGGCGCGTATGGCAGCCAAGATAAAGAATTTGATGTATTATTTGTTTGGTGATAATTGGAAGGGAGCCGCTGCTCCAGTTTCAATAACTGGGACCCCCCGTCAACTGGATTCTTTTACGTCAACACTGGCTGCAGAAAAGAGTTATATGGACAGTTACAAAATGTACGGATTGGCGAATCCATCCACCTTTCAGGATAAATACAAATTAGACAAAGCTATTCGAGGCTTTGAATCAGCAACAGGCTTAAAATGGCCTCTCAAATAGGAAACTAGGAATTTGCTAACAGTTCTTGCAGTATTAGCAGCATTAATAGTCATTGCCAATATACCTGCGTTTGCGTCTGGACCTGACGATTTGTCTGGTTTTGCAGATTTCCTAAAAAAAGCTATTAATGATTATTCTAGAACTGGCGGGTCCCGTACTGCCGACGCGTCAATGCCCGGGGTGGACGACGACAATATAGAAGAAGCAGCGGAGAATGTCGAAAGATTACAAAGGGCATATTCGACCTTAAGAAAAGAGCTTGATTTGGCCACCTCGGCCCGCAGCCTCTTCATAAAAAAGCAGGATGATCAATTTAAAGCAAGACAAAAAAATCTGATCAAAGAGCAGCAGACGCTAGACGTCCTCCGCCAAGAGATCTCTGGCCTAGAAAGAAAAGCGGAATTAACTGACGAAGAGGCTCGGAGAATTGAAGTAGGTAAAGATGAAATCGCCAATCAGGAGAAAGTAGTCGCCCTCCGTGAAAAAGATAACAGAGAACTAGAAGAGAAGATAGACAGGCTCAAGGATATACATAGTGCGCAAGGGGCTATAGCTGATAGAACAAAGAACCAACTCACCGCACTAACCGGTATATCCGATCAGTGGAGAAAAAGCTATTTTGGTACCTTTATTAGGGCTGCACGAGGCCCCGGCGGCTTAGCAGAAGCCTTCAAAAGAGCGGCACTTGCTGGAAAAGATCTATTCACCGCCAGCAATATGTTGGGCACAATAACGGAGACCGTTTACAGGAAGACGCTGGATCTAGCTTTTGCTCAAGATTCTTCTTTGGCGGCATTTAGAAGATCTACAACCACATTTGGCGAGTACAATGAACTTATAATAAAGACTCAGAGGAACAACTTTGAATTTGGAGTATCAACGGAAGATTCAGCTAGAGCCGTAAAAGATTTACGTGCCGAAATGACTGAGTTCGCGTTTATGACAAAAGCAGAGAAAGAGGCTTTGACGGATACGACCGTTGCTCTAGACAAATTTGGAGTATCGGCACAAAAAGTAGCCGCGATACAAGAAGCTGGAATGAGAGTATTCCAACTTGGTTCCAGAGAAGCTCTAGAAATGACTATGCGAATGACTGGTTTAGCCACGTCACTCAATATGTCTGTAACCGAGCTAACTGACTCATTTCATAACTTGACGCCACAATTAGCGAAGTTTGGACGAGATGCAGAAGATGTATTTAGAAGGACTTCGGCATCAGCGCGATCTCTGGGCATTAGTGCCGCAGATGTGTTCAGCACATTTAGTCAATACGATACTTTTGAAGGTGCAGCCAAGGCAGCCGGCGGCCTAAATGCTATTTTAGGCGGAAACTTGCTAAATAGTACTAGGTTGCTAATGGCGGACGAAGAAGAAAGACTCAGAATGATCCGCGAAGCTATTGTTGCTAGTGGCCAACAAAACAGATTAAATGACAAGTTCTTTGTCCAAGCAATTGCACAGCAAGCCGGTATTAAAGACGTCGCTTTGGCGCAAAAGATGCTAACTGGAGAGATAGACAGGTATGGTGATGCGCTAAATTCCATCGGTCTTACAACAGATGAGGTTAAAGCCAGAGACAAGTCCTTCCTGGATATAAAGATGAAGCTCGCACATGCGATGCAAATGTTTGCTATAAGCATGTATCCGGTGGTAGAATGGCTCACTAAGACAATAGACCATGTTACAGCACTGAATAGGGAAATGGACGGCAAGTTGATACCGAATGTTATGATAGCGTTGGTAGCGCTTAAAGGATTCGGTATGCTTATGGGCTATATCAACATGATAAATGCTTTGAATCTTGCTATGAAAGGTTTGGGCTCGTCGATGGGGGTCGTTGGACTCGCCGCCGGCGCTGCCGTTGCCGGCTTCATGCTCTTCAAAGATCTGCACCCAATAATTGGACTACTTGTTGGTCTCACACTCCTCATTGGTGGCCTTATGGTGGCCTTGACCTCTGGTGCGGCAGCACCTTTGATTGTCGCTGGTTGGGCCGCGGTTGGTTTAGGCGCCGGCGCACTCGCAGCCTCGGCATATGGCGTTTTCGGTAAAACTTCTCCAGTGAAGGCAGGAACTGGCGGGATTAGTTCTGGCATGTTGGCTTCTCAGGTGTCTAGCACAACTGCTGCACATTCGGCAGCCAATACACAAACTGGCGGTGGGCCAACTCAGGTTATTCTGAAAATGAATGAGAGAGAATTTGCTACCGGTACGACTGAAGCGCTTAATAACAACAGCAACCTATCACTTAGAGGAGCAGGAGCGTACTAGATGGCTGAATCTGATGACTTCACAAGCGAAGGCCGCGGCCTCCCGGTTCGGGATCTTGCAGCTAGCCCTTTGGAGGGTGGATGGAGAGACGTCACAGATGAACTGGCCGATCCTAAGAAAAGAAATCACAGGATATACTTTTACCATATTCCAACCGGAGACTTTGTTTCCTTTAAAGCCTTCATCTCCCGGTTTTCTGATAATTTCGAATCTCAGTGGACCAGTCAAGAGGTATATGGTCGGATGGATCCGATCGAAGTCTTTCAAGGCACGAAGAGAATAATTACTCTAGATTGGGATGTTCCGTCAATCGACATTCACGAAGCAAAGTTGAACTTGGCCAAAGCAGATAAGCTAATAAACATGCTATATCCGACTTATGATGATTATGGGAACGCTGGTTCGATCTCTTCATCTCCCCTCTTTAGGGTAAAATTTGCCAACCTAATAAGGCAACCTGGAGCAGAAGGTGATTCCGCCAGTAATGTTAAAATAGGCGGCCTCGTCGGCCGCGTAGCAGGATTCAATTATACCCCGGATATTGAACCGGGTTTCTTTGCTGAGGGTGCTGCGAATACCAAATTTTATCCACAAACTATCAAGTTCACTTGTGAATTTAGAGTATTCCACGTTCACCCACTCGGCTGGAGATCTGGCGAAGTGCAAAAGGGTTTTCCGCACGGCATGTTGGAGGGCTCTTCCGGTAGTCCTCCCGGTGGAAGCAGGGATCGTCGTCAAACGGCCGCGAGTACTGCTATTATAACCGCTCCACAAGTTGTGCACGAATTTGAACAAGAGAACTTTTACGAGGAAGAAGATTTTGGATACGACTATGAATCTGCTCCCGAAGCTGCATACGCGCGCGCAACTTCCTTTGACAAGGCAGAAGATATATCGTCAGAGATGATGACTGGTTACGATTTTGAATCTGGACTAGATATACCGTTCTTTGAGAGGGACGTGTGGGATGATGATGATGATCTCTGAGAGACATACACAGGAGGATAGCTAATGGCCTCACGATATGAAAATAGATTGATATCAAAGAACTCCGAAAAAGTATATAAGGAATTATTAGATAAGAGGGGAGTGGGAGCTATTTCACAGTACAGGACTCCGAAATTAAAACACATCACCGCTTCAGATATATCTAAGTTACAGA